ACGTGAGGTGCCACAGTCTCGTTCGGAAGTCGTACTACAACGTCAGAGCAGATTTTGAAATAGCTTGATTTTGGGTGAAAAGTGATGCCGTTTTTTGCCAATTCACCACAATTTTTTAATCTGGCGATTTCAAAGTCAAGCCTTCGATTTGCAAGCTGTTGTTCTTGCAGAGCGATTTGCGTTTCCACTGCTTGTTTACAGCGAGCTTGCAGCCCACCATCCAAAGGAAAAGATATTGTGGCAGAGAACCCTACGTTCCAATTGTGATTGTTTTTTTGCCCAGTCCTTACAGGACGGTGATAGAGCACCTTACCTGGATTGTCTATCAACCCGTCTTCATTTAGATCACTGTTATCAAAAACTGGGTCATTGTAATAATCTTCAAAAGGTAGCTGATAAGAACCAGTGCGCGTAGCAAATGGAGTCAAGTTGAACGTCGGTCCTTGACACTGGATGCCTCCGCCATATGTGTTTGTAAGGTAGGGACCTTGTAGTACTTGGATGGCCTGATTGGTCACTGAGCCGCTACTAGAGGCGATAGGGTTCGCTGTGGCGCTTACACCACCTACGTCAGCGGCTTTGACAGGTAATGAGCCAAAAAATAAGGCAGCTATTGAGAGAAGATTGACGTACTTTCGGTAATACTTTGGATCTCTGTTGTTCTTTGAATTATTGTTTGATTTGCAAGACCCGGTCCGGAGAAAGTCTCCGTAAACTGAAAGCCCTTTCCAGGATTGACGATGGTCCATTTCGGTTTATCAGTCCCATCCAATGTAGTCCAAGTGCTCTTTACTCCACCCACTGAATTGCTGGTGCTGAGCTTAGAGTTTGGTGAGATGCTGTTTCCCGAAGGTTTGACGTTTGTGCCCGTTACAGAGTATTGATAACCCGTGTTGTAGTCCATCGAGTTGATCACTTCGGTGACCTTTGAAGTAGTTTCCGTACGCTGGGTTAAGGATCCCTGGGTGAAGTTTGGTACGACGGGGACACCATAAGACGGTTGCACGAGCCCGTGGAGCACGCCCATGACAAGTCCCAAGCTGACAGCTTCTTTTAAGCGGTCCATTTACCGGACGGTAATCTCACTCACATATTGACCTGTTGCCGTAGAACCACTACCGCCTGCCGTGACAGAAACAGCACCAGCAGTAGTAATAGTACCTGCGAGGTTACCGGCGGTGCCAGCATTGGTCGAGGTGATATTTGAGAAGTTGGCGACCTCACCCGTGGTTACAGCTGATGTAGGGATGGCATCACCCTGTGTGTAAGATTGAGAGAAACTAAATGAGTTTCCTGCAGTCGATTGTGTTGCAGTGATGGAAGGTCCACTACCGACACCAGAAGAGATATTCAAAGAACCAACTGCACCTGAGTTAGTTCCGTCGGTTGTGTCGACTCCAACACCGCTTACGCTATATGTATTGCCGATTCGCGTTGCATTTGTAGCTGCTGCATCGACAGTAAGCTGCACTGAACTCTGCAGACGATGAGTGATATCAGCGTACGCAGGAGCTGCAGTAAAAGCTAATAACAAAAGTGCACGCCACATAGTAATTACCTTTCCTGATTTAATATTATACAAGGCACATTTAGTTTAAAATAATTGTATGAAAGACGAAGACGATTCACAATTTTCATTTAGAGAGTTACTGTCGACTCTCGTGCCTGCTGGCGTTTTGTCCTGGGCTCTTGCGATGCTCACCGCAAGCTACATGGGCTATGCAAAGATTGATGCAGCGTTTATTTCATCGCTTGTCACATCCGTTCTTGCGGTGTATGGTATCAGTAGAAAGGACGATGGTAAGACTTCTAAGAAGCTTCCCGGTTCTAATACGGATATCAAACCCCCGACTAAGTGAACATAGTTTTTAAGTCAAACTGCAACTTAAAAAAAAGACCTACATATACAGCTAATTTAGCGAATACAGAAAAAGCAAGGGTAATTCAAAATAGGCGCATGCCTAATTGCACCCTTTTGGAGTCAAAAGGGGAGTACGACCTCTTTAGAACTCCCATCGGTGATTGGTGGATAGATAGAACTAATTGGTGTGAAGAATATATAAAAGAAAATTTAATGTGTTCTGAGGCTGATGGCTTTCGCTACCTAGAGGACTACCCTTATTTTCACATGGAATGCGAGGGCGTAAGAGATAGACGAATCTGTCAAATACAATCAGTTGCGACAGCTGTTGTTTACCACGAACTCAGGGGCATTCAAACGTTCGAGGAGTATCAAAAAGCAGTTCTTGCCCACGGACACGGTGCTTACCGCAGTTTTCATCGTTCAGCTATGGCTGACCTAGGGATCTTGGCTTCTTTTACCCACACCCTAGGACCTGACGAGATCAAAGATCAGATTAATGACGGCAAGCCGGTGATTGCAGGACTTTTCTCACGTGGATATTATCTAAACCCTCGGGATAATCTGTTTTTTATCGCAATTTATGGTTATAGCGACACAGAATGGCTTGTCAACGACCCGATTGGAAGACTGCGATATGACTGTGGAGGATGGGAGGACTGCTCTTATGGCGCCGGACGAGGAGTCAGGTATGACATGGAAAAGATAGAGAGGAGGTTGTTCAAAGGAGGCGATGCAAGTGCCATGGGTTGGGTGAACTTCAAAGAAGTATGAGCTATAGTGAAGCCAAATTGACGGTCTAATGGAAGAAATCATCTCTTCTACTCGAGAACAGCTTCAAGCACAATTCAATGAAACTGCTGACAGGATCCGCAGTTCTGAAGAAGATTTGATGCGTCAGAAGGAGATTTACTTGAAAGTTTCCGGTGCCTTGGAAATTCTTGAAGTAATTGCCCAGCGTTGTTCTAAAATTGACAACAAACCCTCAGAAATTGCACTTGGCATCGAAGATTAATATGTTGGGAGATATTAATAAACAACGTTATAAAGCTCTTGAACTGCTTGCTGAAGAGATCAGGACTCCATCAAGGGACCTTCGCTTGCACGCGATTGTGCGAGATGTCCCTGATGAAGATTTGAATTGGGTGCTCAACAAAGTCCACTATTTCCTCCTCAAGCTTTTGGAGGAGGCTGATTACGATCCCGCAGAGGATGATAGTGTTGTTGAATCAATCGGGCTAACAGATTAGATTTTTTTCCAGAAACAAGGGTCCAGAACATAGTTTTCATAATCCCCGTTGCCCGGTGGTTCGGACCCTGTGACCATCAGGTCGTACGAAATGGAGAATCTCGGGGTGTCTCCATAATATTCGTCAACTGAGTGCAACAACGAAGCTGGGAAGAGCACTAGACGGTGCTTTACAGGCAGCAAGGGAGCATCTTCGTAAAACAAATCAGTGTCGTCGTGCACTAATGGAAGTTGAGTCATGCAGTTTTCAGACTCAAAAACAAGTGCCCCAGATTCGGTATCTGGCTGATTAAGGTAAAAAACACAGCTAAGCACTGCACTTTTATGTACGTGCCCTTGGATGTAACCTTCATCTTCGCAAACCACTGGCCATGACTTCTGTGCATATATGTTGACCTTATTAGTATCAACGCCACATGCCTGGATGTACTCCTTTGCAGCTGCGCCGATTTGTTCGTTGAGCCACGCGAATTCTGGCTGCATGTGAACTAGATAATCATCACAGACGTCTCCTGTAATGTTTGTCGCTGTTTCACTGTATTCGCCTTTGTTCTTCTCGTAAAACTGCTGCACGTACCATTCCATATCATCTACGACCTCTTTCTCAGGCTTCAGATCTTTGATCAGGACAGGGATAGGAAACGCTGTGATAATCGGCATAATGCTTACTGAATCTTTGATACCCGAGGCGGGATTCGAACCCGCGACTGCTCGATTTTAAGTCGAGAACCTCATTCCGCTGGGTCACTCGGGCATAAAGCCATCATAGTGATCGTGGTTTGTTCTGCAATAGCTAATACTTAATTACTTGAAAATTGAAGTAAAAGGACAGGTGTGTGCAGCATACAGTTTTGACAAGGCTGGAATACCAAAAGTGTTTCATTGCGAGCAGGATCTATTAATAAACCTCATTGTTTTAAGTCCTAAACACGCTCGTCGAAAATTTAGACTCCATATATTCGAGGCTTGGGATTTCAAATGCTGTTATTGTGGCGCACAGCTCAACCCTGACACAGCAACAATTGATCACATACTCCCTAAACACAAAGGGGGACACAATGTCAGGTCAAATATGAGCTGTTGTTGTAGCAGCTGTAATAGATCTAAAGGATCTACTCTCCTTGTAGATTGGTATGACGAGAAGAATCCGAACTATACAAAAGAGAGGTTTGATAAAATCTTAGAATGGACTGAGCAAAAGCCTTGCTCCATCAAGCTACCTAGTAGCGATAACGCTTCATCTTATATTGACGATGACCTCTCAATCAGCTGGATCGCAGTCTGAAGAAAAAGATTTTTTGAAAGCGTTTATTGATCCGCTTATTCGGGAGCGTATACCTAAAAACACGGATTACAGTGCTGATATGGACACTGAAAACACAGATTACAGCGATGATATGGACCCTGAGAACACAGAGGGGCAGGTCTCAGCAAGCGTCCCTAGTAAGGTGCTGCGGGGTGTGATCCAGATCTGACATGGCAGACAGAGCAAAAGCCAAGCAACTGGCTAAAGAAAGGATGAAATGCAATAAACCAAAGCGTACGCCTGAACATAAAACCAAGTCGCACGTCGTAAAGGCTTGCGAAGACGGTAAAGAGAAAATTATTCGATTCGGCCAACAGGGTGTAGAAGGCGCAGGCAAAAATCCTAAGACTAAAAAGGAAAAAGCAAGAAGAGAATCGTATTATGCAAGACATAACGCGCAGGATTCTAGTCCCGACAAGATGTCTGCTCGTTACTGGAGCCACAAAGTAAAATGGTGATTTAGCATGGCAGACAAGTTCAAAAAAGTGATGGATGAGTTCAAAGCAGGTGAACTCAAATCTGGGAGCGGCAAGAAAGTTACCAGTCGCAAACAGGCTTTGGCCATTGCCCTTGCTATGAAAGGCAAGTCAAAGAAGTAAATTGTAGATACAAGTACATCTTTTACAATATTTATAAACTCAAGCAACCTCGGTGCTAACGATTTTTCTTGCTATATCCTTGTCAAGCATGTATGTGCTGTCTTGGATGGTAGCTTTTCTAATCACCAACGCTACCGATGTGGGAAAGATCTCAGATGCAAAACATCGAACCAGTCAAGTTTCTAAAAGGCTATATCGAAAGAACCGAGGACTCTATGGATCCCGACGACATTGATATGACTACTGATGTTCCGCAATTTACGGTCGATGAGCGTGAAGTAGTGCTCAAGCAACCACCGTACGGTCTTTGATTGCTCAATAGTTCAGCGCTGGTAGGATGTTTACAAGGTTATAGGAAACCATGGATGCATTAAGGCTTCCAGTGGACGTGGAATTTCAAATCCACGCGGCGTCTTTAGCGATTCAGAACATGGATCGGGATGAATTAGAAGAAGCTTTCATCGAGATGCTTCATCAAAAGGCGTTAGACAGACAGATGTTTTTGGGAATTCTTAAAGACCATGGCATCGACGCCGATATCACCTTCAATTTTTCAACTGTCGGACAAATTTCCTAGTTATCATGGCTGATCGCATCGTTACCGGAACTCTTGATACATTCTCGGTTGATACCGGGAGTGATGTCACGTACAAAGGTGCTGGGGTCGGGAATGACACCGGTCTTAGCCAACGTGCATTTGAAGTGAACCCGAGCTCCACCGGTGATATTACCTTCACCTTAGACCGGTCCTCAGGGGTTGTGAGCATGGAGATTTTCCAGGATGACGACCATTCTGCAGGCTCTGCACCCTCCGGCTATTTGAAGGCTTTTAATGTCGCTCAAGCTGGTAAGGGCAAAGGCGCTGTTGGCATCACTGTAACTAACGCAAGCAAGAACTACATTGTCCTTCTGAAGCTGGATGGTTATTCTGAGGTGAGCTATACCGGCAAGGTTGTCACCCCGTAAAAAACAAAAAGTTTGGGAGGATCACCCGCTTCTTACCGAACTTGGCATAGAACTTATCAAACAGTACACGGAGCCTCGTACCCGGTTGGGTATGGGGCGTTTTGCTTCGTACAGAGATTACGGGGAAAGTTCTTGGCGTATTGGATATGGAACACGCAGAATTGGAGATCGCGAAGTAGCTTTCAACGAAAAACTAGACGCAGAAGAAGTAAATAATTTGCTTATTGAAGACTTGAAAAAGTTTTCTGATGCAATTTCTGACTACATCTTCGTCTCGCTTAACAGGAATCGCAAGGCAGCACTATTGAGCTATGCGCATAGCGTAGGTTTAGTCGGATTTAAGAACTCGAAACTATTAGACCTTATTAATAGTCACGCTTCAAAGACAGCAATCATACGAGAGTGGAGTCCCTATATCAACAGATATTGGCTTTCAGGTGGTGAAAGGATGAGAGACAGGCGTAGAGTCGAATTGAACGTATACCTTGCACCCGACAAACAGATTCCGACCTTTACAAAACACCGTTGCCATACTCCGATCTGTCTTTTGAACCTTGCCGAGACTTATACGGGAGCTCCGAACCAAGTGAAAGCGGTTGAGTATTTGGAGAAAAAAATCAAAGAGTGGGATCCGACTGATCGCTCTCTTCGGCGGTTTTTTCATCTTTGGTGCCAGGAACCAGTTGGTCTAGGTGGTCAAGAGCGTCCGGTGAAAAGCTTTTTAAAAGATCTATAGCGTCTAATATTTGAAGCTGCGTTGAGTAATTCTCTAGAAATTCTTCGTATTCCATCAAGATTCTTGTTTTCTGAGGGCAATTTTTAGAAGTACAAGATAACCAATCAGGTCCATTACAACGTCCTCATCTTCAGCCAGAAGACCAGCGCCTTTTTGAATTCTATTCAACTTATCATCAATACGGACAAGGAGCTGTTCAATGTTGCTTGCCTTACTAAAGATACGGACAGGTTCTAAAGCTGAGTTGCCATACTTAGAATTCTTGTAGAGCAAGAGCTCTTTGACATCATCGCAAATGGCGCTGATTTGAGCTTGAGTTTCAGAAATAGTCATCAGACAATTAAATGAACAACCAAACAAGACAAGCATACGATATAGATAACCGTCGTGCAGGAACTTATACAGTTCGGCCTGGTTCAGATATCCAAGCTACTGACGATGAGGCTGCCAAACAATTTCTTGCACGGTATACGACAGCAATGAGAGACGAATCTGAACCTAATATCACTCAACAACGCTCAGATGACAATCGATTTAATCAATTTGACTTATCCCTTGATATTCCATTTCCAAGCCCAACTATTTCTGTGAGAAACATGTTTGCACCTACGTAATTACTCGCCCAAGTTCTGAAAAAACCTCTTCGAATCGATCAGTCTGGTTGAAACCAAACTCAATTTTTGGTAGATAGATAAAATAACCCCAGTGCATGGGTTTTTTTAAACTGAAATACTTTTTGCCTTGGATTAAGTTAGCCCTGTCTTTGGGAAAACACATTGGGAAATCCCAGACTTCTGGGCATATCCTAAGCATTTCAGAATAAGTCGTATAAAAAAGGGCTTCAGGTACGTTCCTCAGCTTCCACTCCTTGAGAAGACGACGAAACCAAATAACTGAAGGCGCTTTAGAGCCTGTCCCACCTCGTGTGCTCCAACGCCAGGTGCCTCGCTTTTTACTCCAAGTGCAGCGACCATACGTAGGTGGAAACAGGTAAGTCACACCAGTCCATGGTGTTTCCACGTTAAGACCATCGTCGTCGAGCGTATAAATTTTTTTAGCTTGGAGAAATTGCAAATTAGCGTCGTGCGTGGAGCACGGATCTAAGTCAATTTCCCCAAGAACAGCATTGATATAGGGAAGGTACTCGGCAGCAGTCAACCAGTCGTCACGTATGTGCTCAATGCGCCCGTAGACACGACTGAGCGAAAACCAACGCAGATCACTTTTCCTCAAAGCATCAAGAAGTTTGAGTTCTCGTCTTCATGCTTGTAGTGGACTAGAGCTAACTCATTTTCATCTTGAATGATGAATAGTGATTCTTTCGTCGGATCGATTTGTTCAGAGCGTCTAATAGCTGATTGGAATACTTCGGCGATGCTTTCCTGATCTCGATAGTCTTCAAGAGCATTGATCAGGGAATCTACCGGTAGGTAAAACATACTATCTTTTTCTTCAGCTGCAGGCTTGAAGATTAGAGCCCCTGGCCCCTCAAGTGCGTAAAACTTACCGTAAAACTCACACATATCAGCACAGATACGCTCGAGGGTGAGCTTCATCAGTGTGGCCTCCGTCTCCCCTGTAGTATTTTGCAGAAGACGTGTCAATAGCTTGTTTCGCCGACTTGTCATGGCAACCTTAAATCAGTTAATTTTAATCCACTTTGGCTAATTCGTCCTGCACCTCGCTTTGCTTGAGTTTAATAAAGTTAGTAAGACCTGATCGTTTGAGTGTTTCCAGTAGTTTTGGAAGTGGTTTGTAGAGGACCACAGCCTTTTGCATGTTTCCAATCTTCTTGATCAATTTGCCGTTTTCATCGCGAAGCTTGGTCAATTCACCTTGGCGTATAAGATACTCAGCAACGCAGCGATAGCGCCTTTTTTCAGCGAGATTAATTTCAGGATAGCGATCACAGATCGTACTAATCTTCATGTCGCTAAAGGTAATTCTAATTTGATCCGCCAGAGACAACCCTAACACCAGGTCAGACGTGCTCGTTTCATAGCTACAGACGAGCTCCAGGTAGCGTCTTAAATCGGGAGTTTCGAAGCTGCCTGATGGGGGGATGAACATCTCGACTTGCTCAGCGAGCGATTTGACGAGAATGTCCCGAAAATTCTCTACGGTCACTTGGCTGATATCAAGATCAACGAAACGGTAACTTTGATATGAGTTGGCAGTTGCGTCGTCCGGCTCAAATTCAGTACGGCTGAGTACATCTAGCCAGTCCTCTCTTGTGTTTTCACCCATTAGAGAACTAAATCTTTCTGAATCTTAGCGACTTTCCAGTATTCGTCCCACTGTCGTTTATGCTCTAAAAGTAAAACATACTCGTAATAAGGCCTGATAGTGGAGAAATGCTCTTTGAAATTGACTGATTTAGACCAGTTTTTCCCGTAGATCTCTGAAAGCCGCTTTTTGCATTTCTCGATGTCGCCCCCATAATTTTCTGCCTCCCAAAAAGCTTTTGCAAGGTTTCTCTGTTGGTTTGTGAGCAATGACAAAATTTGCTTGGTGGACAGGTCTTGAATAAGTTGGCTAAACTCACCTATGAAAGGGTACTTATCACCATGCGCCGGCCTATCACTTACGCTGAGCTGTTGTTGGCAATCTTCATCACCATCGGAGGTGTCACTGCTGCTCCGCACTTATACGAGTTTATTACAGATAAAATCAGTATAGAGATTAGATTGAAGGATAACAATGGGCGGCAGTAAGCCTAAGGCTCCAAAAAGTGAAACAAAGACCGTCGTAAAACAGCCGGACGCTCCCGACCCGATTTTCTTTCAGACTATTGTTCCGAAAGAAAGTTACGAGGATGTCGAGTACGACATAAATTTCGCGCAGAGGCGGGCTGGGGATCTTGAAAGAGCCTCAGACATGATGGGTCTCAGTCCTGGGGCGATTGGTATTCAGGACGCTGCAACTCAACTAAGGGCAGATACCGCCTACCGAGCTTCACTACCGACAGGATTAGAAGGTAGTATTTACCAAACTTCAGATAAACTAGCAGCTGATTCGGCTGCAAATTATGAACAAGTAAAAAAAGACGCTGCTGGATTTGATCGGAAATACGCTGACACTGAACCGTACAAATACGGACCAGCTAATCGTGATGATGATTGGCTGAAATTTTCAGACGCAGAAGCCGAGGGCGGTGGGAGACGCCGTCGTCGTCGCGATGATGATGATGATGATGATGGTAAGCGTCGTCGTAGGGGGAAAAAAGATGATAAGAAAGATAAGAAAGATAAGAAAAGGCGCAAGGACGCCCGGAGACTTTCGTTCTACTATTCACCGCGGAGAAAAGCAGACAATTATGGCCCCGGTTACGGCAGGATACAACGTGAGCGTGACCCCAAATATAAGTTTACCAGGACAAAGAGGGGAAAAATTCGCGGTGAACGTGTCTCCAATGAAGAGTATTACCAGAAGAGCCGTGAGATGAGGAGGCGAAGAAAGAGTGACAAGAGGGGGGCTCAATTACGAGCAAAATACATTTCAAGTGTCGCCCGACGTCGGAGGAAAAAGAAAAAATAGGGGCTAATTCCTTACTTAAGCCACTCTTGATAGATATCCATTAGAA